AAGATCAACAGCATTAGACAGAATTAATGTTCGTAGATTATTAATTGCACTTAAGAAATTTATTGCAAGTTCTTCAAGATATTTAGTATTTGAACAAAATACAAATGCAACACGTAATAGATTCTTAAATATAGTTAACCCATACTTAGAATCAGTACAACAAAGACAAGGATTATATTCATTTAGAGTACAAATGGATGAAGCCAACAACACAGCAGATGTAGTAGATAGAAACCAATTAGTAGGTGCTGTTTATTTACAACCAACTAAAACAGCTGAATTTATAGTTCTTGACTTTAATGTATTACCAACGGGTGCTACATTTGACGGAAATGGTGGAGGAGGATACTAAAAAAAGGAATCTTTTATATTTATAACGGAATAAAATAACAAACGATGGCAATATTAGAAACAAACCAAATGATGTTTACAGCATTTGAACCTAAACTACAAAATAGGTTTATAATGTTGATTGACGGAATTCCTTCTTATTTAATTAAGAAAACAGCAAGACCAAGTATTCAATTTACAAATATAACTTTAGATCATATTAATACTAAAAGAAAAATTAAAGGTAAAGGAGTTTGGAACCCAATTCAAATGGATCTGTACGACCCCGTAACACCATCAGGTGCCCAAGCCGTAATGGAATGGGTTCGTTTGTCACATGAATCAGTCACAGGTAGAGATGGTTATTCTGATTTCTATAAAAAAGATCTTAATATCCAAACTTTAGGTCCTGTAGGTGATGTAGTTGAAGAATGGAAATTAAAAGGGGCATACATACAAGCAGCTAACTTTGGTGATGCTGATTGGTCGCAAGATGGAACACCAATGAACATCAATTTAACTATTGAAATGGATTATGCAATTTTAAATTACTAAAATATACTTCTCTCCCGAAGTTGCGAGGCTGGACGTCATTTTATGACGTCTTCCTTTGTCCCTATATATGTATATCTGAACTAGTTTTAATAATAAGTTATGGAAGAAACACAATTCCCCTCAGAGTTAATTACTCTACCCTCAAAAGGTTTGCTTTACGCAGAAGATAGTCCCTTAAAGAAAGGCGAAATCGAAATGAAATATATGACTGCCCGTGAAGAAGACATCCTCACAAACGTCAATTTTATCAAAAATGGAACAGTATTAGATAAATTAATTCAATCACTTATGGTTGATAAATTTAATTATGATGATTTACTTATTGGTGATAAAAATGCTGTTTTAATTGCAGCACGGATTTTAGGATATGGTGCCGAATATGAAGTTAAAAGCAACCACCCCCAAACAGGGCAATCCGAAAAAGTATCTATTGATTTAACTTCTTTAAATGATAAAGAATTAGACAGTTCTTTAATAAGTGAAGGTAAAAACGAATTTGAATTTCAACTACCTGCTTCAAAACGCACAGTTACATTTAAACTTTTAACACATGGTGATGAGAAAAAAATTACCCAAGAATTAGATGGATTAAAACGTTTAAATAGAGAAGGATTTGAGGGGACTACTCGTTTAAAACATACAATAGTGGCAGTTGATGGTAATTTTGATACCAAAACAGTTAGAGATTTTATTGATAAAACATTATTAGCAAGAGATGCAAGATCTTTAAGACTTCATATCAAAGAAATTTCACCAGATACAGAATTAAAGGTAGATTTAACTTACTCCGATGGGTACATTGAATATGGTGTACCATTTCCCCTTGGAGTCGACTTTTTTTGGCCTGACGTCGGAGTATAGGGGACATTTATTTACTCAGATCCACGATTTAGTGTATCATGGAAACGGCGGATTCATACATTCTGAGATATATAACATGCCCATTTGGATGAGAAGATTCCACATTCAAAAAATTAGTGAATTTCATAAAAAGCAACAAGAAGCAAGGGAAAAACAAGAAAAGCAACAATCAAACACAAATTCTATTGCCAAACCTAATATAAAACCTTCTTCAACATATAATTTTAAAAAATAATAAAGGTGCGTAAGCACCTTTGTTTTTTCTATATTTATAATAAATACTAATATATTATTATGGCTGAAGATAAAAAATCACCGATTCATGGAGAGTTAAGTAGTGCTAGTCAAAGGGCAGCAGATGCAGAACGTATAGCTTTAGCTAACCAAGATGTTAGTATATTAAAAGAATCAGCTGATTTACAAAAACAAATTGTAAATACATTAAGAGAAGAACTTTTATTAATTGAACAAATAAAAGATGGTAAAAAATCTCTTACTGATTTAACTAAGTTAGAATCAGATAAAGCAGAACTTTTACTTAAAGCCAAACAATCCCAAAATATATTAGGTAATACTGAAGGAAAATCAGCAGAAAATCAAGCTATTCAAATGGAATCTGTTTTATCCTCAGTTGATAAAATAAAAGGTATAACTGAAAAAGATGTTGGTTTAAATAAAGTAAAAAATTCATTATTAGGTAAAGCGGAAGCAAATATGGGTATGTTAAGTGCCCTCACAGGTGGTTTAGCCCCTAAAGCTATTAAGTTTATGAGAGCTATGAACGCTAATCCTATAATACTAATAGTATCATTAGTTGTAGGTTTAGTTAGAATGATGCTTGAAGTTGGTAATGCGGCAGCTGAAATAGGTAGAAATTTAGGTGTGGGCGCGGGTGAAGCTCGTGCTATCAATCAAAGTTTTAACCAAATTGCTGCAAGCTCTAAGGATTTCACCCAAACAGCTGAAAAAATTGGTCAAGCAATGAACTTGATTAATGAAGGATTAGGTACTTCTGCTACTATATTTTCATCTGAAATTTTAGATACTATGGCTTCCCTTCAACACAGAATGGGGCTAACAGCTGAAGCTACATTTGGTTTATATCAGGCTGCTTCTTTATCAGGTAAAAGCATGGAAGAAACATATTTAAGTGCTTTTGCTACTTCAATAGAAGTAGGTAAACAAACAGGAGTTTTATTAGACCATAAATCTATTTTAGAAGAAACAGGTAAAATCACAGGTCAAATAAGGGCCCAATTAGGGGGGAGTACAGATGCAATCACAGCTGCAATATCAAAAGCAAGAGCTTTTGGTATGGAATTAAAAGAAGTAGCTTCAGCAGGAAAACAACTTTTAGATTTTGAACAAAGTATTTCAGCTGAATTAGAAGCTGAATTAATAACGGGAAGGCAGCTTAATTTAGAAAAAGCCAGATTAGCAGCCTTAACAGGAGATTATGAATTATTAACTGAAGAAATTAATGCTAATGTAGGTGATTTCCATGAATTTAGTAAATTAAATGTACTACAACAAGAACAATTAGCCAGAGCAGTAGGAATGGAAGCTAACCAATTGTCTAATGTTTTAATGAAACGAGCTAATCTTGATCAATTAGCACAAGAAGCCGAAGCTAGAGGAGAAAGAGAATTAGCTAATTCATATATGCAACTTTCATTACAACAAAAATTCGCGGCTGCTATAGAAAAATTAAAAGTATTAGTAGTTAATATAGTTACTAGGTTAGAAGGTGGGTTTAGTTTTATGGACTTAATAGGAGGAAACTTTTTAGATGAAGGATTACTTAGTACATCTTCACCAGAATACACAGGTGCATTTCAAGATAATAAAATGGAAAAAGCTGTAGAAAGAGGGCTATCTAAAGCACGAATTTCAGTTAGTACAAGATATAATGCATTAGATAATGTTGAAGGTTCTAATCACCAAAATGTTAAATTTACTTCAAAAATAGCAGATAATAATTAATTTTTAATATTTATAACAAAACAATAATATTATGGGATTAAAAGACAAAACAAGTTTATACGATTTAGTACCAGGACCTGATGCTCCTGTAGGTGATTTTGAGAATGTACAAGGAGGACCTAATTTTGATTTAAGTTCAGATTCAACATTACAACAAGATTCACTAGCAAACCAATATTCATACACCCATGGAAATTCTCCAGGATTAGCAGGAGGGGATAATGGAAGTAATTTGGATTTAAATGGTCAATTAGGACCCTCATTTAATTTAGGGGCAAATTCAACACTTCAACCTGATTCACTATTATCAGTCTATAACAATTCCCCACTTAACTATACAGCTCCCCAAAGTGGAAACCCACTATCACAAGATTTAGATGGGGGTTTACCCTCAACAGGTAAATATGAAAATAATGGCCCTGACGGAGGATTTTTCTAAGATATGGCATTAAAACAACTCTTAACTAATTTATCAGAAGGAGATGCATCACCATCATACTCTGACTACCCAACTCAAGAACCCCATTTAGAGGCTATAACCTTTAATCAAAGAAGTTTTGAATTTGGTAAAGGTAGAGCGTCTGATCGAAGTGGTGGAGGGTTTAGTAGAGAACCTTTTATAGGTAACCATCGAGCATTGTTTGGTGTAAATACATCTGATGATTCCGATCTTTCAGATGTCAATGATTCATTAAGTGGCCTTGAAAATACTTTATCAATTGTGGATGGTGTAACAGACGGATTAGTAAGAGGTGGAATTGTAACTTCATTAAAAAGATCAGTAAAAGACACCCAAAGATTAACTAATTTTTATTTTTCTGGAAGAGGTGTAGGTTTTTTACTTAAACAAACTCTACTACAAGCTACCAATCCATCTATTGAAGATGGAGGAATTTCCATTTTAGGTCTACGTCGAAACAGACAATTCCTTCCTATAGGAACTAATTTATTAGCCCAATCACTTGTAAATTTTAGTGGTGTTCATTTTGATAGAGCAGGTTTATTACCAATATGGCCCGAAGATAAAAAATATGAAACAGTAGTAAGAGATAAGTCCAATGATGTTGGACATCTTTCTGTAACATCTAAGAAAACAAACGAATTTAAAGGAAACAGACTTCTAACATTACTTGAAGACCGTATAAAACCCCACATAAATTCTCCTATAGAAGATAGTACCCCTGAAGGAAAAGAAAGAAGCAAGATGGGTCAATTTGTTAGTGACGCTTGGAATACAGGTAAAGATCTTGTACAATCAATCACGGGTAAAAATGACCCTATGTTGTACGAATATGGTGCGGGACCTGGTTCAACATATGGTATAGGGAGAACAAGTATACGAAGATTTGAAAACACTTTAACTTCACCTAATTTTAGTAAATCTCGTTTACGTAGACAAGGAGACCTCCCCGTCCAACCAACCATTGGAAATTATTTAAGAGCTATAGGAAGACCTGGCACTGCATATGAAAACCCAGCGGGTGGGGGTAGATTTAAAAACAGAGAAAGTAGAATAGGAACAGGTGATCCTGGTGCTAAAAATCAATTAAACCCTAAAGAAAGAGATATTTATATCTCCCAAAATAAATCAGGAGAATTAAATTACAACTATTGGAACACAACCGAAAATTACAATAATCCTATTCCGGGGGCCTTTAAGAAATCAGATCTAATTAATATGTTAGATATATTCAAAGCAGAGGGTAATTTTGCAGTTCCCGAAGCCAGGGATTTAATTAGATTTAGATTTGAAGCAGTAGATAATGATAATCCTATTAAATCTGATGCTATGATCTTTAGAGCATTTTTAGATGATTTAAAAGATAATTATAACGCAAATTATAATGAATTCAACTATAATGGTAGAGGCGAAACATTTTACACATACAACAGTTTTAAACGTACAATTGATTTTAGTTTCAAAGTAGCAGCCCAAACACGTCAAGAAATGATGCCCCTTTATAGAAAATTAAATTACTTAGTAGCCCAAACAGCACCTGAATATAGTGGGGGTAGAATGAGAGCAGGATTTGTAAGATTATCTATAGGATCTTGGATGGACAGAGTTCCAGGTTTTATACAAAACATAAGTCTATCATGGCAAAAAGATTACCCTTGGGAAATAGCAATAGATTCATCACCAGGTGGTCAGGATAAAGGAATGTTAGTTTTACCTCACGTATTAGATGTTAATGTTTCATTCTTACCTATTCATAATTTTTCACCACAAAGATCAATCACAGAATCACCATTTATTTTATCTCATGAAAACAATAGAAGATTAAATGATGAACAAAAATGGTATAAATTAGATGCAGCTGAAAATTCTAAAGATGCTGTAAGATTAGGAATTACTAGATTAGAAGAATTATTCCCTAATGATCCACCAAAGAAAGCAGAAGACCCCCCAATAATAATAGCAGATGAAGATTTAGATATAGATGATAGTTATTTAGATGAGGAAGAAGAAGAATTTGATTTTGAAACTTCACAACCTGATATTGACCCTAACGTAGGCCTTCCAGGAGTTATGGGCTCAGAAGGGTACTAATTAATAAAATATGGCAAGTAGATTAAGAACATTAAAAGTAAAAAACATAAATAGAAAAAGAACATACAGGGCTCTTAAATACCCTGAAATACCTCTTTCTATTGATGATGTATATGTAATTACTACTGAGGGTGATAGATTAGATTTACTTGCAAATCAATTCTACCAAGATGTGGATATGTGGTGGGTAATTACTACCGCTAACCCAGGTATAATAAAAAGAGATACTTTCAACTTAAAACCAGGATTAGAAATTCGAATCCCAACTGACACTCAAGGTATAATACAAAACTTTGAATCATTAAATAAATAGTTATGTCTAGTTTATTTCAAGAATCACTAAGACCCTTTGTAAGAAAACAACTTAAAGTAAGAGAGGCTATTATTAAACAAGGTAATAATGGTGAATCCAGATTTAACCCCAATAAAGTCGATTTAAGTGAAAAAAATGATGGTAGTGAATTTAAACAACTACCAGCAGGTGCCTTCTATACCTACACTACATCGAGACAATGTGTACTTAGAATGTGTTCGGGGGTTGATTTATTACCTGACACTGAAGTCCCTGAAGGGGGTAAATTTGAGGGTAAGGGGGTTTTAGAGGGAGAAAATATGGCCTTACGATATATACTTGAAGGGGGAATCCAAGCTAAAAACACAGATTTTGGGGGTTTAGAAGGAGCAACTAAAAGGGATGGCAACATCAAACAACATCCTCGAGGGGGTTTTCCAGGAACCAACACATCTAATTTTAATCAAGTAGGATATGGTCTCCAGTATGGTGACCCCTATATTCGTTCAGACGCCACTAAAGAAGGTATGGGTATAGTCCCCATGCCTGGTATTATTGATGCCCAAATTCAAACCCAAGGTCGTTATGGTCAAATTAGAACAGCAAAAGTAAACTTTAAATGTCACAACAGACGACAACTAGAAATTTTAGAATTACTTTATATGAGACCAGGTTACCCTATTTTATTAGAATGGGGTTGGTCTACTTACATTTCAGATGATGGGGCAGGAACTATTAAAAGACAACATGATTTCCCTTTTATTCCTGAATTTTTTAAGGGTAATTCTACTCAAGAATTTATAAATAGCATAATTTTAGAAAATAAAGTAAAAACTGGTGGTAATTACGATGGATTTTTAGGGGTATGTAAAAATTTTGAAATTATATCTCGACCAGATGGTGGTTTTGATTGTAGTACTGATATTATGGCCATGGGAGAAATTTTAGAAGGACTAAAAGGAGGAAACAGTGGATTTACTAAAACTATAGAAGACAAAGAATACCCAGTTACTAATTTAGAATATTATTTATATGTTTTAAAAGAGTATATAGAAGGATTTGCTATAAAAGCAAGTGGGGAAGCTGTACCTACTCAAACCATTAAAACAGGAAGAACAGCTACTGATGGGGGTTCACAAACAACTTCAAAACCCACATTATATCCTTTAAATGCCCAAATGCATTCTACATTTAAAACAATAGTTAAATATTTTGCAGAATTAAGAAATGAGGGTGAGTCTGATAGAATAGATAAATTATATACTTTAACTCCTAAAACTGAAGCACAAATAAAAAATTCAGATTATACAGGTACTAGAGAAACTAAAATTTATTTTCCTTCTAAAATGTCTAATAATGTTAATATAGTAACCACAGGTAATTATAAAAACGATGATATAGCTGAATACGAAAATTCTGTAGATGAATTAGAAAGATATATAGATTCTTTTGTTTTACATAGAGGAGAACCTCTTTCAGTAGAGGGAGAAGAAGGCCTTGAAGGTACAAAAGCAGGATATAGTTATGTTAGATGGGATTTTTTAGTTGAAATATTAAATAATTTTATTATTAATAAAATTAAAGATGGGGATAACACATCCCCCTCAGAATCAATAGTAGAAATATCATATTTAGAAAGCCCTTTAGGGAAACCTTTAAATGAAAGACAATATTCTACATATAGTACTTTTCAATTTAAAAAAACATCTAATAAGTTATTTTCTCCAGGTAATGAAACACCTATTGATTTAGAACAACTAATGGATATGAGTGTTGACCCCTCTATTTGTTTATTACCTCATCAAATCATTTCTTATAAACAATTGGGTAAAGGAGAAAATGTTTTTGGTAGTGGTAAAGCTCCAGAAAAAAGTATAGGAAAAATATTTTTAAATATAGATTATTTATTTAATTTATATAAAACACAAGAAGGTGAAAATTTTAATTTATATGATTATATAAACCAAATTTGGACAGATGTAAATGTATCTTGTGGGGGAACACATGATTTTAATATACGTTTAGACTTAGAACGACCTAATGTAATTACAATATCAGATTATATAGTACAAAGTAATCAATTTGACCCAGAATCATTATTTGAATTTAAAATCCAAAGCAATGAATCTGTAGTAAGAGATTTTAATATTAATTCCGTAATCCCTTCTGCCTTATCCGCCACAGTCGCAGTCACCGCCCAAGCCAAATCTATTGAAAGTTTAAATAATGCGAGTTTTGCCGCTATTAATAAAATGATAAAAAATAGATTTTCTAAAAATGTAGAAAAAACACTTTCAGATAGTACCGTAAAAAGATTGAGCAGTGAATATGATAAAGATGTAAATGACTTAGTAAGGGACATATTATTTTTACGTGATTATAAAAGAAATATGTTAAGAGGCGACTTTATAGAAATTAATGAAGAAACAGGAGCTCAAACTAATAAATTAGCTGTGGGTTATGCTAAACGAGTATTAAACGATATAGAAAAAGGAGTTAGGTCAGTATTATCTAGATTTAGAGAAGACCAATATGAAGAAGGAGATTTAGAAGGAGTAGGCCCTAATCAAAGCCCCGCAGCAGAACCTAAATATTATAAAGGAGAAAAAAAACCAAATTATAACCCCCCAGCAAAATCAGCTATAATTCCATTACAATTTAATGCTTTAATGGATGGAATAGGGGGTATAGGAATAGGAAGTGTATTTAAAGTTGATAATACTCGATTGCCTAAAGGTTACCAAGGAGACGATGTAGCATTTATTACTTTTGGCGAAAGCCAAGCAATAACGGCGGGACAAGATTGGACCACAAGTATAAGAGGCCAACTATTATCTTTAGATTTGGGAACAGAAATAGACGAAGAAATTTTAGACCTTACATATAGGGGAATAATCGATGAAGTACCAGAAACTCAAGAATATAGTAAAAACTCTGTTGATCAAATAGATGAAGAACAAAGTAACTTAGATCAAAGCTTAGTAGCAGTTAAGATAGGCGATCCTTTATTCCTTAAAATTAATAATAGCCCTACAGCAGTAAGAAATGATATTTTTGTAAATAATGAAAAAGGAATTAAATGGAGTGATAATTCTATTGGTTTATTTAAAAAAGGCAATAAGGGTCTAGAATTAGGATATGTTCTTGACATTAAACCGGGTACAGCTACAATCACAGAAACAGAAAGATATGATGAAAATATAGAAATATATCCTTTGGGACCTAATAAAGGAAAACCATATGTTACTTTTAAAACTAGAGAAATAGAACGTGAAAGAAGAACAGTGTGGTTCTTAATAGATTTTAATGATAGTGCCCTTGATCCTTCTAATTTTGATGATGGAGCAGTTTTAAGAGTTCCAGTTCTTATAAATGGCTCTTATAAAGTTGATTTAGATGGTGCTGATGGTAAATGGTCAGATTTAGACAGTTTAAGACAAAAAGAGTTTCCAAATTTACCATCTTCAAGAAAAATAGGATGGATGAGATGGGATACTGTAATGGATGGTAACCCTGACCGAGTAGATCCTGATTTTGAAGATGCAGATATACAAATAGTTACTGAATAACCACTCTAAAAAGTAAATTATGCCATATTTTCCAAAATCTAAAATTAATATAAAAGAAGCCCTTGTAGGAGAATTTAGATATAAAAATTCAAAAGAATCTTTTAGTGGTAAATACTTAGAATTAAGTACAGGAAGATTTTATGCAGGAACCGATGTTATTAATTTAGGCAGAGAAATTGTAAAAATAGCAGAAGAATCATCTAATAATGTTATAGGAAGTGACTATGATTCTCAAAAATTTAGTATTTTGTCTCCAAAAAAGAAAAAGTTTTTAAAAAATACAAAATCAATTCCCTCAAGTAAAAATATACCAACAAAAAAAGATTATCAACGAGGTTATTATACTAGATATTTCGCCCGAAGAATAAACCAACCTAAAGGATATATTGAAATAAATTTTGATACTGTTAAAAAATTACAGGAAAAAATAGATTATGATTACCACTTATATGAAGTAGGTTCAATAATATGGGCATTAAAAAATGGAACCAGAAAAACCAACAACAGCAATTTAAGATTATTAGAACAAACATTCCCCTACATCTCATCCTTATTTACAATATTAAATGAATTTGAAATTATAGATGGCCCCTTAAATACAACGGGGGGTGAATTATATTATGAAGATGGAAGAGAATACATTGGGACTTACCACATTCACCCTGAAAAAGGACCTATGGTAGGATCCGAACATATTTCAGAACCCCATGCTTTATTAAGATTTAGTGATGAATTACGTACACCTGCGGATGATATAGAGACTGCTATACCTAGAACTATCCCTATGGATGTTGATTATGGGGATTTTGACAAATTCAAAAAGGAACAAAAATTAAAAAGACTACAATCTTTAGCTCAAAAAAACACACTACCTTCAACATCTAATACAAAAGGTGGTGGCTACTCAAAATAATTTTTGTACATTGATAAGGTATGTTCTATCTTATCGAAACACCCGACCAATTCGCAGAAATCCGCGATATTCTCACAGACAAGTGCTATATTGACTATGTCTTAGGAAATGACAATACTCACCCCGCCCTTGCAGAGGTAATTGCAATATACGTTTCTTCTTTAGATCGTAAAGGTTTTATACTTCCATTAAATCATCCAGAATGTATAAATTTAGATAAAGATGAAGTTTGGCAGTGGATAAATGAGAAGTCGTTTTTTACAAAAGATTCAAAAGCAGCTCGTCATATCAACCCCACGAACCCTCATACGGATATACAACACTTACATTACAAACAAACTAACTTACCCTTAGACGATAATTTTAACACCCCAGCACACATTCACTATTATCGCAAATTCTCGCATATAAAAGTGAATAAAATGATACCTATTGGTAAGCACTTCGAGCGTTGTGAGGCGAGAAAAAATGCGTTAATTCCATTACTTAGCGAGAATGTAGATTCACTATATAACGACATAATATTACCAAGTTTATACCACATAGAAAAAAATTCAATCAAGATTAACGACCATTTTGAAGACTACTTTAAACTAACATGCGATAAACATTCAACCAAAGATAATAATATATACGGATGGTATAACCCATACACAACCACCGGAAGGCCGGTAAATAATTTCAACGGATTAAGTTTTATGGGCTTAAAACACAAAACGGGAGAACGTAAATCATTCGAACCAAAAAATGACCTGTTAATAGAAATCGACTATAGTGGTTATCATCCACGACTAATTGCGGACATGGTAGGCTTTTCTTTTTCTAAAGCAGACGTTTATGAAGAATTAAGCGAAGTTTACAATGACCCTGACATCAATCCCAAAGAACATACATTCAAGCAGATGTATGGAGGTATTAGAAAGGAAAACCTACA